AAAAACCGCGAATACTATAGTACTAGCAAAACTTAATCTAACAACCATACGCAGGAAACAAACCATGACTAATGAAAATGAGCAAGTAGCAGTGGAAGAGACCGAGACAGCAGCAGCAACACCCACTGTAAAAGTTATTGAAGTATCTAACCCTTCTACTGAAGAAATGACTGCAATCTCTGAAAGCATTAAGGTTAACTATGACTTTGACGTAGATGTAAAGCCAGTTAACTTTAACTTTAAGAAGTCTAAAGATAAAGATACAGGTCTTATCATCGATCGTAAGTCAGTACAGTTAGCTATTCCTTATCCTAGTGTTCAAGGAATTGTAGCTATCTTAGAAGCTGGCGGTAAGGAATTAGAACTTCTACTAGATGCAGCTTATACTGTAGTAAATACAGAAGCACGTAACATCTTAGGTGACGATACTACTCTTAATGCAGCTAACTTCCCAATAGATAAGATCTCTTGGAAAGCTATCTCTGAAATTCCTAAAGCACAGCGACGTGGTGGTGGTATTCCTAAGGAGACTTGGGATAACTTCGCTCAAGACTACTGTGAAGTAATGCCAGCAGTTACAGGTAAATTACCCAAGCAAGTAGCTAATGCTGCTAAGATCCTACAGAATAAGTTTGCTAACAGCAAAACTAACAAGCCTGTATTGGAAGTCTTAGTAGAGCAGCTAGCTATCTATGCTGAGAACTCACCTAATGTTGAAGAGTATCAAGAATGTATTGAGTTCTTACTAGGTAAGGCAGAAACATTCCTTAATATTTCTGATGAGCAGCTTCTAGCTAACTTGTAAATAGTAGCGGCATCCTCACCCTATAACAAGGGTCCTTACTCACAGTTTAGGTTTCTTCCTTCCTTGCTGTGAGTCTTTTTATAAAGAACCTCTTATTGCTCTATGCTTCGCCAAGTTACTTTCTAGTTGCGGTATTTAAACGGGACAGCACCTAAAGAGAGTAACTGTATTGCAATGAGAGGTTCTCTATAAGAAGCACTTCCTGCGAAACCACTGCGATCCACCCATCTGCGAAACCACCTAATAGACTACTATGAGACAATATGAACCTATCTGGCTAGCAATAAAACAAAATGGAGAAGCTTCTATTGTAGCTCCTATAGCTGCGCACCGTAGAATCATACAAGCAGTACGTAAGGAGAAAGCAACAGATCTTACTTATAGATTTGAACTATCTGAGAAGAGACAGCGATACGAACTTAAGGAGGAGGTAAGTAATAAGCTAATAAGATTTTACTTAGTACAGCTAGAGTATAGGCCAATACCAGGACTAGCTGACTTGTAGCTGACTTGTAGCTGATCTGTAGCTGATCTGTAGCTGACTTATAATATATAATATATAATATATAATATATAATACAAAGAGAAGAGGATAACACACCATGAGTAATACCATGAGTAGTACCCCTAGCACAGCGACACCAACTCATAATCCAGAACAAGCTTACCAAATACAAGAGAAACTAGCAGCTCTTGAAGAAGCACTTCTAGCTAGCACTCCTAATATGCCTACCCTTCTACGCGATATTCATCGCAATCTTAAATCAGATCCAGACTTAGTTACAATCCTTACAGAAGAAGAATGTTCTATCCTTGTACGGGGACTTAAGAGACAGACTGCCACAGAGATAGCTACTACTGTAATTAAAAAATCAGGTAAGAAAGCTATATCTAAAATGACTGTATCTGATCTATAGCCGCAGGAGGCAGCTATGCCTAGCTTGGTAGATAGACTAGCAGCATTGCGAGAGAAGGAAATAGCACTAGAGAATAAAGATCCTAGATCTGAATTAGCTGCTACTCCTACTCCGCTAAGTACCTTTCTCTATATCTTTAACCGCGCCGGACCTCTCACAGGGCTGTATAATTACCTTCCTACTATTAATGCTTTAGTAGCTTGGTTAGCGCCAATAGAGATACCTACCATAGAAGATAGTGACCTTCCTACTTATATTCCTTCACTAGTATCTCCACCGTTACTGCATGATTTAGCTGTAGCAATAAGACCTACTATTCCATGTGAAGATATCATGCAGTTAAGTGCAAGACATAACAGAATAAAACGTACCATAGTATACCTTACTCTTAAAGAGGTGTTAAGATAATGACAGACCTTAAAATCCTTAAAGACAGCAACATACTTAAAGATATTCCTAACCAAATGCCAGATGTAGATGCGTTATTAGATTCAATAGAATTAGAAACTGGTAGCTTCAGCTTCGATCACCCTGGTAGCGACAGCGATCCAGCCACCTTAATAGTCCCTATCGATCCTATAACTCTTGTTAATCTTCCTGATGATGAGATTGATCCGCGCCTTAAACTCCTATCTCACAGCTCTAGAACACTGCTACATACTTGTCCTAGAAAGTACCAACTGTATAGACTTTCTTCACAGACTGCGGCAGCAGATGAAATAAAGGAAACTGAGCAAGGTGTAACCTTTGCATACGGCACAGCAGTAGGAGTAGGGGTGCAATCCACCTTAGAATCTAAGACAGAACAGCAAATCTATCTAGATACTTTCCTATCTTGGGACGTAGATCTCTTAGATGAGACTCCTAGACAGAAGAAATCATTCTGGCTTGCTATGTTTGCAGTACAGAAGTTTATATCTCTGAGAGAATCAGGCTTTCTAGATGAATATGAACTTGTATATTATAAAGGTAAGCCCGCAGTTGAGCTAGCATTTCAAATTCTACTTCCAGAAGATTACAGGTATAGAGGCTTCGTAGATGCAGTCTTGAAACACCGATCCACTGGGGAGATAATGATACTTGAATGTAAGACTTCCAGCGGCACTGCCAACAGCTCTACATATAAAAATAGTGGGCAAGCATTAGGTTATAGCGTAGTCTTAGATATCCTGTTCCCAGAAATGAGCAGCTACACTGTGCTCTATCTAGTTTATGAGACTAAGTCTATGAGCTATAAAGAACTCCCATTCACTAAGAGTCTGCTACAGCGGGCACTGTGGCTGCAAGAGCTTCTTATAGATACCCAGATAATAACCTTATATGACTCCTTTGATACTTATCCAATGCAAGGGCACAGCTGCTTTAACTTCTTTCGTGACTGTGAGTATCTAGGACTCTGTACACTATCCACTAAGAACTTAACCAAACCACTCACAGCGGAACTTCTTTCTAAAGTAGAAGAAGATTTAGAACGCTATGATTTCACCGTAGACTTCTATGATCTAATAGAAGCACAGATAGCAAAAGGAGATATATAGATATGAATACCCTAGATAATATAAATACTGAAGATGAGAATCTTTATGTGTGGGTATGGAATGAGATCCTTAAATCTAAGCCTGAGTTGGAGTACTTATTATGAGCCCCAATAGCATTCACTCAGTAAACTTACATGCTCTGAATCTAGCTTCTCGTCTCGCTACTCCTAGTCCACTGCATAGAATGCAAGCACAGCAGTCACCACTAGATGCGCAGATTGAAACCCTGGAAGCTAGGATAGACTTAATGCAGATAGTAGCAGCGGGCGAAAGAGCTAAGATAGAAATCCTGCGAGATGAGCTTACTGAGCTGCGTAGTCAAAAGTTCTCTCAAGAATCAGAAGGCTAGAGACCGCACCCACATAGGAGACACTACCAATGGCTAAACCTATCGATATCAATACTAGGCGCGAACCAATACCAATCACAGGGAATATGGATTTAGATCTAGATCTCTGTAAGAATGGCGCCGAAGTAGATAGAGTAATTAACTTCTACGTGTGCTTAAACCGAAAGCAGAATAAGAGAGTTGTAATTCTCCACTCTATAGCTTGCACCTTAAGTCTTATAGCACTGGTATTATCATTATGGCTAAACTAAGTACGCAATCCTCCAGCGCAACACATAGGATCATAATCTACGGAGCACCTAAGACTGGTAAGACACAGCTTGCAGGGGATCTAGCAGAGTTCTATAACCTCTTATGGTTTGATTTAGAGAATGGACATGAAACTTTATTTAAACTTCCTATAGCCTGGCAGGAAAGGATAGAGCTTATTAATCTTCCTGATACCCGCAGTTATCCAATAGCAATAGAAACATGCCTTAAAGTTATTAAGGGTCCTGTATCTATCTGTGAGGCTCATGGAAAAGTAAGTTGTATGATCTGTAAAAGAGAGGAGGCACCTACTGTAGATGTCAATCTTCCTGCATTAGATCATAACAGCATAGTAGTATTTGATTCTCTTACTCAGCTTACTAATAGCGCCATTGCTTTTATAACTAAGAACCAATCAGATGACTACAAGCTTAACTATGACGATTGGGGAAGCTTAGGAAAGCTTCTTGATATCTTCTTATCTCACATACAGCAAGCTAGATATAATGTCATAGTTATATCACATGAGACTGAGGCAGAGACAGAAGGTAAGAAGAAGACTTTAGTGCCAGTAGGAGGGACCAGGAACTTCAGCCGTAACGTAGCTAAGTACTTCGATCATGTTATCTATGCAGAGAGGAAGAATAAGAAACATGTATTCGCTTCTTCTACTCAGTATGCTACTAATATACTTACAGGATCTAGAACAGATGTATCAATGGAAGGAGCTAGTAAGCCTAGTTTACTTTCTATATTTAAACCTTCCAATGACAGTAATACCGATGATACCAAGAGTTCCAATGTCGAAAATAATACAGAAACTAAAGGAGGTAGTGGGGCTTCAGATATCCTAGCCAGATTAGCAAGTAAGAGATAGATAGCTAGATAGCTACGCACTAATACATTAATACCAATACACTAATCCAATAACTTAATATAGAGAGAAATAACATGTCAGATATTAACTTAGATAGCCTTTTAGATTCAACTCTTGATGACCTTAATGATCTTCCTTCATTCAAGCCATTCCCAGCTGGAGCACATAAGCTCTTAGCTACTCTTGAGATTAAAGAGATCAATAATAAGCCAGCAGTAGAGCTAGGGTTTAAGTACGTAGAGCCTATTGAATTTGCTAATCCAGAGGACCAGGCAGCACATGACGCAGGTACAGGTGTTAAAGCAGGTGATACTTCTAACACTATGTTCATACTAGATAATGAGTTCGGACAAGGTAAACTTAAGCAGTGTGCAATACCTTTAGGTGAAGCACTAGGTACCGGAGTACTACGTGAGATCATTGAGCAGACTAACGATATGGAAGTTATAGCTGTTACTGGTCAGCGCGTTGATAAGAACGATAAGGATAAAGTATATCTCGTAGTTAAAGAGCTTGCTGTAGTATA